TTGGACTGTTTCTGCCGCTGTGGATTTGGGGATACCCGCTCCTGTTATTACTACTGCCCTATTTGAGCGATTTAATTCACGCAATCTCGGGACATTCGGAGCAAAAATTCTGAATGGTATGCGTTTTATGTTTGGTGGTCATCACGTTAGATAAGGAGTTTTCCAATGGAAAGATACGAAGATTTTTCAGACTATGAACTGAAACTATTAGCAGATGCTGTATGGATGAGGCAGAGATGTTTCATTGCAGGTGATAGAAGGTTTAGAGAATATGGAGTACTTTTAGATGAGATTCGTGAAAGAATCGATTATGTTCCAGGAGTATTTTCATGAAAAAGTTTAACGATACAACTCTAACAGTCACGATTGCAATCATTGACTTCCTGTATCGTGACTTACCCATTCAAAGGTTTTGGGTTCTTGAGACTGTTGCAAGAGCCCCATACTTTGCTTTTCTAAGTGTATTACATCTGAGAGAATCTCTAGGATTACGAACAGATTCACACTACTATTTGATGAAAGAACACTTCGCACAGACAGTCAATGAAACAGAACACCTCATCGAAATGGAAAATCGTGGTGCGGCAGACCGTTGGCATGACCGCTTTATTGGTTATCACTTGGTTCTCATCTATTATTGGATTATGGTGGGTTATTATGCTGTTGCTCCTAAGTCTGCTTATCACCTAAATGCTGGTATTGAATTTCACGCAACTGAAACCTACATCAATTATTTCTGGGACCACCCAGAAGACACTAGAATCGGTGAGATAGCAGTTGATGAAATGAATCATTACATAGAATTAGAACGAGCAATGAATATTATCTAAATTTGGTATCAAATATTACACTCGTACTTGTCTATATAAAATACGTTCATCTGCTATAATACAGACGGAAGTAAGCCGACTCGGAACGGATCGTTCATCTATGGAAGCACTCATTTTAACTTGCCTACAAGCACAGTTGATTGTTGGGAGAGTTCATAAACAACCGATGACCCCACAACAAAAGAATGATTTGATTTGGGAGATTAAACAGATCTCTCCAAAGGAGTGTAAAATAGACGCAAAGGTTGACTGAAGGAACGCTCTTTAACCTAAACAACTAAGGAGACACCTAATGACAACAGCAACATATCGTGGCGTTAAGTATAACGTCGAAGATCGTAAACTTAACTTTCTTCAACTAATCAAAGAACAAATTGAAAAAGAGCAACGTCAAAAAGCAGCACAGCTCGCTTCATTAAAATGATAATCTAGCAGACAATTTTTTAGCAATTTTCTTAGCAGGGGCAAACAGGGATTTGAATCTCGTTTGCCCTTCTTTTGTGAATTTATTTGATATTACATCGTCAATAATAATTTTATTCTCTGTCTCATAGAACGAATTAGTTTCTACCTGTGCTCGGATATACTGCTCTACATTATCCGTACTATCAACTAACTTAGTTCCCTCTGCAGAGTATTCAAATATATCAACCTGTCCTGTGTCTGTCATGACATAGTGAAGTACAGGTTTGACCTGCTTGAGTTTGATCTTAAACTTATTCTTTGTTGCTTCTCGGATGAATGGCTCTGCGGCATTCTTAAGGGCATTCAGACCGATGCTAGAGACCATGGTAGCAGCAGTCGTAACCACTGCCACAGCACCCGCCGTGGCGACCAGAGAGGGGTCTGGAAGGTCGATATTGACCCCTGCGATGGTGATCCTGGGATTGTCTGCTGGGATCTCTGCTTTCGTTGCTGGAGGCAGTGTAGGTGCTGCTATGAGTTGCTGAGGAATCTCTGGTGGTCTAGCATCAGGCAATCCACGATTCTTCGCAGCATCTTCTTGTGCTTGTTTATCTCTTTCTGCTTTTACGGCTGCATCAAATTCTTCCTGTGTAGGTACATTAATTACAGGATAATTTATGCGAGCATCAGGATTTTGAAAGACAGGTAAAGCAAGTCCCCGATTGACAGGGACTTGCATCTGTTCAATTACAGGAGGATCAAGCCGTTGTATCAGAGTACCTTGAGGGTTCGGTATTCTCTGGACTTGCTGGTTCTGCAACTGGTTCTGCTGCAGCAACAGGGGTGGGATCGAAGACTGGTTCGACAGTTGGTTCGACTGGAACTGGAGTTGGTTCGACTGCTGTGGTGGCAGGAACGGAATCTGGTCTGGCATCGTCCTTCTTCTCATCCTTCTTCAGGGTATCAACACCAAAGGTGGCAGCTGCAGCAGTAAATACTGTAGCAATAAAGGTTGGGTCCATCTTAGAAAGTAGACCTGCATAACTAGCTGTAAGTAGTGCAGCACTCCAACTCAAAACTGAAATTCTAACGATTGTGCTCATACATCTTTCCTTCTTTTGGGTGTCAGCCATCGTTCTAAAAAAATAGAGGGGTATGGTCCCCTCTATTTATATTATGCTTCTTTTTTCTTACCGATATTATATTTAGATTCTAGAGTCCATTCACCTTTATCCTTATATGCAATCACTTTAATTTGATTGAGTGGTGCAGCATCAGTAATACCATCTGCTTGAACAACATTTACCAATCCCCAATCTGATAGTAATTGTACAATACGATTTCTACGTTGTACATCATTCAACGAGAAGTTAGTATCTTTACGATCTAGGGCAAATAGTTCTTTAAAATGAACAATATAATACTTACCTTTCTTGTGTAGAATATGGCAAGACTGATAGAGTTTCTTTTCTTTGCGAGAAGCAACACCGATACGTGTCAGAGTTTCTCTCACTTTTAGGAAGTCATCTGGTTCTTTAAGAACTACCTCCACCATGTCTTCTTCAGACCATTTCACTTCAGTATCAATCATCTTTTTCCTCCAACATTAAGCTTCGACTTGATAAATTCTAGTTGTTCTTTGGTTAGTAAACCAAGAGCAGTCTTAGCTTTTTCATTACTATATCCATAGTATTGCTTGACGATCTCAAGGTCTTTCAGGGGATCCTTCTTTAACCAGGGAGAGAAACGTTTTCTCTTACGAATACTATTTATATAAAAGTCATATTGCATCTTATTATCTAGATGCGAAGCCATGTTCATCTCGTTTGCATACAGCACAGTATCCATGAAACCAGAGAAACAACGATTAATAATGTAGGGAGGATACTGACGTTCTGCTTCTTCATCCGCATCCATCAAATTGACTTTATCAAAATTAATAGAGTTTAGATAATGCTTTAATTCATACTTCATCGAATAATCTCCATGTCAACTCCAGGTTCCCATAATTCAATCTTGGTTCTTAGTTTGTTATCACTGATCAACTTGTCGTATCTTTTTGATGCTTTGACTTTCCACCAAGAGATAACATCTTCTGGTTCATATCCAAACTTTGAGATGTAATATCGTTTCTTCTCAGTCAATGTTTTTGCATGTCTAATGCAACTATTGAACTCTTCTAGTTTTTCACTATCAAGAAGAGAAGAACGAATGATAGATATCATCTTTGTTTGTATTTTTAACTTCTTCGATGACTTGTCCGCTGAGATCAATCTTTCTCCACCATTACGCTCATTAAACCACCAAAAGAAATCACGAAACTCATCATCATGAAAGAGTGGAAGAAAGTCGCTCTCAGTATCTCCAATATGACGAATGAATGGTTTCAGTCCATCATACATAGACACACCTTTAGTAGTTCCATAAAGAGAAGTTGTTTCAAAGTATTGAAGATCAGTACCATACTTTTCATCAAACTGCCTCTTCAATAAGTTTGATGATGCAAGTAAAGCTAGTAATTTTCCACCAAGATAATTATAACCAAATGGTTGTGTGGGAACGATATTAAATCCCATCACAAACTTTTGATTAATTTCACCAAGAGGAAGAACCTCACCGAAATAATCATTACGTGGTTTTGAATTGATTGTGGGAGAACCAAACCTAACTACACCGACAATCTTTTTACTGTTCTCTTCGACAACAATCCACTTAAGAGTTCTTCCTGGGATTGCTTCTTCAATAGCATTAGATGCAGTTTTATTCAGAATCTCTGAATAGAGATTCTGATTATATTTGGATGATGGTTTCGATGAAGTATCTACAATATGAATTTTAAAATCCATATCATTGGGATGCATACTAAACTCCGAAAAGATATCATCTTCAGGACCAAACAAAGATCCACCAGCATTCTCCATTCTGCTGTTCTTTACAAAACGGAGATAATCATCAATACGATTAAACTTGGTGTAATAAGTTATGAACTTGTTGGCAGCAAAGATGGCATCTTCAGGAGTCAGTTTCATATTGATCTAATGTAATGTGTGCCATTGGGAACCCATATAGGTTAGCATGAACCTTGCCAGTTGGCAAGGCATTAAAACTCATAGTATACCTAGGATCTCTTCCCATATGAGGCCTAGAACAATGTGGTAACCAGGATGGAAACATAATTAAACACCCAGGTTCGGGATGGATTTCTCTTTCAATTTCCCTATTCTTTTTCCAATTAATATCAAGAGCAATTCCACCCTTACTAGCAAAAGGATCTAAGAAAACAGTTGGAGATCCACCAGTTACATAATACACAGCACTAACATAAGATAGATTATGATTGTGTACATGGTGTGAAGCTTTCCTTCCAGGTGAAGATTTATTTCCCCAACAGACAGCAATATCTAATGCATCACAATCTAATTCGTAATATGCATGATATTCAGTTAAACACTGACGGAACCAATCCATTAAAAACTTTAGTTTTGGTTCTCTATGCAAAACACCATCTGTTGTTTGTACTCTCATTTCTTCCCACTGAGCCCAGTCACCAGTTCTCTGTTCTGGTTGATACTCTTCTATGATTGAAACCACTTCAGAAGTTCTTGGATCTGGATTATCAAATTTATGAAGAGTAACTGGAAATAAATTTAGTGTCTTCATACAATAATTTTCTTCTCGGGTGGAATAGTAAGAGGATTGAAAATATTATTATAGTGATCACGAACTGGAGGATCTGCTTCGGTAATGAAGACAATAAATTTTTTATTGACTTCAAGTTCTTTCACTTCCCTGTCCATAATAGGAGACCAGGCAGCAAATCCAATTTGATTGTCTTTAGTCGGAACTGCGACAATTGGATTTGAAATAATAACAACGTCTTCTTTTTCTTCAAGAAGTTCAGATACAACGTCCTCACCAGAGGACATACGGAAAAGTTTAATGTTCATTTGAATTTACACTCACACATGATTTCGGTTAATGCAGCTAATAGATTTACTTCTTGATCAGCCACGAATGCACTTTGGTATTGGTACTTAGCAATAATAAGAACGGCAGCAGGGATAGTTGCGGGTGAAAGATAATCATAAGCGGCGTCATAAACCCTGCGAAGTACAATACTAGGATCGTTGTCCAAGTTGGAGACCACCCACTTTCTGACTTCAGTAAAGTTCTTATCTTTGAGGTGATTGATGAGATCATTGATTCTTACATCCGATACTAGAGATAAAATACCACTATCTATTGTACCACCAGATGAATATCTTTGCAACTCATTAAGAGTTCTCCTCCAATCAGGAAAATGCTTTTGAATTACTTCTGCAACAATCTTTGGATCGTATTCGACATTCTCTTCCGCAAGTACAGTCCTGACACGGTTGAAAAATTCTGCTGCAATTGATTGTTTTTCTTTTCCTGGGATACTGAAGTCGATAACTGAGCATCGGGAATGGAGGGGTTCAATGATTTTGTTTTTGAAGTTTGCCGTGAAGATAAACCGACAGTTGCTATAAAACGCCTCAATATTAGCCCGTAAAAGGAGTTGAACGTCGTTGGTTGTGTTATCTGCCTCATCGATGATGATAACTTTGTGTTTACCAGTTGCTTGAAGTGATAGGGTCGAAGCAAAGTTTTTTGCTTGGTTCCGTACCGTGTCCAGAAATCGTCCTTCGTCAGATCCGTTGATAACATAATAGTCTACTCCTAACTCATCACAGATAGCTTTTGCTACTGTTGTTTTACCAATACCAGGAGGTCCAGAGAGAAGAAGGTTAGGTATTTCCCCCTTCTCAACAAACTCCTTAAAGGTTTGCTTAATATTTAGCGGTAGAATACAATCATCAATCTTACGAGGACGATACTTTTCTACCCAGAGGAAATGGTCTTTCATATATTATTTTGACAGATTAGGTTCAAGAGCAATCCAATACTTCAGTCCAAGTTTTTCACACTCAAACAGAGCAACCTTACCACCATGAATAGAAACATTATAGGTCAAATCATCACGGTGATGATAAACCTTGATGTTCTCTTGCTTAAAACAATAGCAGAAATCCGATAGTACTGTCTCACCCAATTCAATAGAGAAAGTATTGGAGGTTTCATTCTTCTTGTCAGTAACGCAGATGTTAGTTACTCCATCAACACCATACACACAGAGATCAGGTACACCATAAGAAGCAGCAGCCATATTCAATTGCTTTAGAATACCAGAAGTTAATTGAAATGATACTTCAGGTTCAGGAAGTTTAAAACCTTGATCTGGAGCAGATACAATTAGATCTGGATCAGAGTAATAAATACGAGTTTTTGTTTTCCCAATTTGATTGACAACAACTAAACAGTTATCGTTAGTTAAGTCAAGTTGAGGTTCTGCACCTGATAGAGAAGAAAATTTGAATGCAGATGTCAGATCACTAAGATCATAAATTGGAACATCCCGTTCAAACGTTTCTTCTGCAATAAATTCAGCCATGATATTCTTATTGACTGAAAGAGTTGAAATTTTATTACCTGGTTTGATGTGAATTGACTTATTGATGGTTAGAAAATTTTCCAACACACTACGAGTCAGATTGCTAATTGTAATACTCATACCGATTTGAACTCCTGAAGACCATTTTCCGTTCGACTATAATGCTTGTCGAAATGAAGCAGTAGCATAGCATAGTGAATCACTTTAAGCAAGTCACGTTTGTTGTGACCACTCTTATCACCATACCGGCTACCATACTTGATGATATTTGCCTGACAGAAATCAGATGCTAGATCTTTTGCTGCCATCAGATCGATTGTCTGAATGTCACGATAGTCATCACTATGTCCACAATAATGACTGCCGTATGTACTTACCAGGTATTCTTCAATGTCTTTGAGGATTTTATCCTCATTGTACTTCCATTGCATAATTAATTTCTCCAAAATGAAGGGGAGGTTAATCCTCCCCGTAGTATATCAGAAAGGTGCAGGTTCGTCAACAGGAGTTTCGACTTTCTCATCCACCTTAGAATACAGTTCCATAAAGGACTGTTTGGTATCAGCATCGAAACGGTTGACACACACCTCAATTGCCTTGTCACGTTTGCCAAAGATTTTGTAAGCATTGGCAATGTGAACCAAACGACGGGTGCTGATGATCTCATCCACACCACCATCATAGAAGGTCTTACGGATCACTTGTGCCCAACGAACAAGTTTCTCAGCAAAGTCCTGATCCTGATTGTCCATGGCAGCAGAGACAATCTTTACTTCAGTTTTCTCTGCGGGGTATTCCTGTTCAAAAGTGATCGGGAAACGCTCAAGGAATGCTTCATTGAGAACATTAGTGCCGATGAATCGGCCGTCATCAGAACCCTTTCCTTTAGTGTTAGCAGTAGCAACCACAGTGAAACCGTTAGCAGGACGGACATACTTACCGATCTTTTTCAGGAAAACACCTTTACCTTCTAGAACACTCTGCAGACAGAGGATTTTGTTGCTGGCAAGGTCAACTTCATCGAGGAGCAATACTGCACCTCGCTCCAGAGCTTCAACGACAGGACCATTGTGCCAAGCAGTATTACCGTCAACAAGACGGAATCCCCCAATGAGATCATCCTCATCAGTTTCGATAGTAATGTTAACACGGATCATCTCCCGCTTCAATTGAGCACATGCTTGTTCAACACTGACAGTTTTACCGTTACCAGACAGACCAGTGATAAACACAGGATAGAACTGCTTGGACTGGATCACTTTCTTGAGATCAGTAAAGTTCCCGAACGGGACGAAACCACGATCTTTCTGGGGAATAAAGGTAACATCTTCCTGATCGGGAACAACATCAGCATGAGTATAAATCTGTTCCAATTTTTCTACCTCCTGTTCAAGAGTCCAAGTTCCACGGCCAGTTTTATAGTTCTTCAGTTTGTTAGAGAGAGTTTGGTAAGAAATACCAATCTCAGTAGCATATTCCTTCAGTTGTGCCGAAGTAACGGTGTTGCCAAATCGTTGTTGCAGGTTAGAGAGTTCCACTTGTTTCGTCATGATGTAGGGTTGAGGGAGGTGCTTCCGTCGATTACCTAGTAATTATAGGGCATCGGGAGGCAGGGGTCAAGCGATTTGACCCGCAAACTTCGATAAGATTGTCTTATTGATCATCTTGGCATTCATATGTTTCTTAAATGCACTGGTCAGTTGTGCCTTAGATGAAGGATCTTTGACGGCAAGATCATCAGTTTCTTCTTCCTGAGGATTCCAATAACGATAATAAGCATTCTGAGTTTTAGGCAGAGGAAGCAGATAAAGTTCCTTGAATCCACAGTTAGGAATTGCAGCACACTTTTGCTTCTCCCACTGTTTCTCAAACTGAGTTGAATCAATTTTATTAATGTAGCACATGTTACGAATCTCAGATTTACCACAGAGACGGAATCCCAGCAGATTATAATCAACAATGTTGGAGATATACTTCACAAACTCATTGGTGAGTGAGTAAGCCCCAGTTTCAACCTCACAGGAATAACGAGTCTTAGGATCACGAAGAATACAAACACGATCACCATTAAGAGGTTGGGGATGAACAGCATTGAGAACTTTGATGTAAGTGTTATAACCAGGTTGACATGCTTCACCATCAGAGAGATAAATCACATTAACTTTCTGGACTTTCTCTTCACTTTTGAATTTTTCGACAACCTGGGGGGTGGTAACGATGGTTTCTACCAGTGGAGTGCCAGACAGAGAAACATCGTAGTTATATCCATGATTCTTACGGAAACCTTCACAATTGACATAGAAGTATTCCATCATGGTATCAAGAGTCTGAGCATTCATCTTGGATGAGAAGAACTCAAGCAAACGGAAGTCCCTATCAATGTGAAGTTCATTCTCTTTGTTTTTACTAGGAACACCAGGGAAAACAGTGTCGTTAGTGTATGCATCAGAGAAACCATACACACGGAAAGGAATAGCAACTTTCTTACAGAACCAGATCAGATCATACAGTTGCTTGACCGTATTTACCATGCTACTAGACATCGAACCAGACCAGTCAAGGTAAAACACAAGACCATGATTCTTACCATCAGGAGTGGTGGTCACTTTCTTGAACACATCATCACTGAACTTGTAAGTGTGCAGACGTGCAGTATCAAGAACACCAGTGCGAGAGGTTGCCGCACGAGCATACTGATCGGCTGCTTTCTTGCACTCAAACTCTTTGACAAGATAGTTCACCGACTTGATGCTATCTTTTTTGTACTCACGATACATCTTAGTGCATTCAATTCGTGCATGTTGGAATCCACGTTGATCCCGATTGATGTAATCAGTAAAACTTTCCAGAAGAGTTTTGAAAGGAACAATCGTGTCGTTCAGATTGATCTTAGGAATATCCACGTACAGATAATCCTTAGCATTCTTATCAACCAGTTCTTTCTGTTTCTCAGCAAGAGCACGATAAGTTTCAGACTTCATCTCATCAACAGTATCACCCTTGCCACCTTCAGAACCAGCAGAAGATCCTTCAGTAGGTTGATTATCACCATCTTCCTCACCAAAGTCTTCACCTTGATTATCTTGGCCAGGTTGTTCTTGCTCACTCTGCCCTTGACCCTGCCCCTGACTCTGCCCCGATGCAGGACCAGATTGAACAGAAGTATTAGCAGGAACTTCGATCTTTTCCTGAGGTTTCTTCTTCAGGAATTCAACAAGTTCCTTACCAAGTTCAACCACATCTTCAAACGTTTCAGTATCAGCAGCACGATTAACAAACTGCATCTCATCACGTTCAAAGTGAACAAGAGTACGATTACCAATCACACCGATCTTGAAATGAACGTTGATACGGTCAATCAGAGCCATCTTGGAAAGATCTTTACCTTTCAGTTCAAAGAAGTCTTTCTGATCCAGTTCAGTATAACCATGGAAAAAGGATCGTGCCAGACCAGGATAACGACGTTTCATATGCTTCTCAACACGAACATCCTCCAGCACGTTCAGGATGTCCTGTGGCACGTCACAAAGGTAGTCAGCATAGTCCAGAGGGGTATAGAGGGCATGACCC